TGTGTACAAGAATGAACATAATGTTGTTCATTGAAAATAGCTCATGTTGTGCACAATGATGTGTCAAAATTGTTAATGATTTGTTCATAAAATGTTAACGGTTTGTTCAACACTAGGGGTCGGCTTTGTGGTAAAATAATAATGTCAAAAGGAACCGAACAAATAAAGAACAAACAAAAAGAAAGGAAAAATATTATGAAAAAAGGAACGTATTATGATTACTCACATGGAGACTGTTGGTGCGTTTACTCGCGTCTTTGCGTACACTACGGCTGATGGTCTCAGATTTGTGCATGATTGCCTTGGCGATTCTAAGGATGCCATTAAGATGATTCGTACTGCTTTCGTTATCGCTAAGGGCTCGGTTATGCACGTATAATCGCCCTGATGAGTCTTTGCAAATTAAGACGAAACGGCCATTTCTGGCCGTCGGCGGAAATGCCAATTATATGTCCTATCATGACGTTAAACTGTAGAAAGGTATTTATTATGATGTACACTGTTATTGTTGCTGCTGGTGAGAACGTTCGTATGGTCAAGGTCGAGGCTGAGGACACTAAGGCCGCCCGTGCAAAGGTTGAGCTTGCCGAGGGTGAGAAGATTTTCTCGCTGAAGTCCGAGTCTGAGCATGCTACTCGTGGCACTGCGACCTGTGAGGTCACTTATGTTACCGTCGATCGCGATGAAAACAACAAGTTTGTTCTGAATCGTGCTACCAAGGTTGTTCACGGTACTGCCGGTCAGGGGAAAAACGCTGAGCGTGATGTTAAGCTGTTTGCCAAGAAGGCTGACGACGAATTTCCTAAGGGTTGCCTGATTGAGTCCATTGTCAAAATTGCTGACTAAGTCCTCTGACGAGTCTCTGAGAATTGAGACGAAAGGGCCCTTTTCAGTGGGCCCTCAGGATAAAATAGAAAGGTAGGTTATTATGAAAAAGATTCCACTTTATGATGTGCCGGTTGGTAGAACATTTGTTTTCCATCATCGTATGTATCGGCGGGGTGGTCTGTATTCTTTTGAAGGGGGTAATGTTTTAGCTGTGCCATGTGTTCCTGTTGGGGTTATTCACAATAATGTTGAGCGCCATATCTATCGTTATATTAGGGTGGAGGTTTAACAATGGTTATTAAGCTGTTCTATCATGGTCATAAGTGTGCTGAGATTTTTGTTGACTATTTGGTTTTGAGCGATGGTAAATGGGTCGGAGCTAAGAATGGTGAAACAGTTTGTCGTTTTGATGATAGCCAGTACGATGTAATTGAGACTGATTACGGTTTTGAGGTGAATAAAGTAGTATGACAGTTAGACAGTTGTTTTATGTATTGGATGATTTATGCGACAGTGATATTGTAACAATAGTTGATGGCGTTAAAGAGCTTTATCGTGGTACGTTTGGTGATATTATGAAGACTGTATATGCTGAATATGCAGTTATAGCGTTTAGTCAAAAAGAAATGTGTATTGAAGTCCTCTGATGAGTCTTTGAAAATTAAGACGAAAGGGCCCTTTTCAGTGGGCCCTCAGGACTATAGGTCCAGAGAGGAAGTTATATTATGATTCGTTTGATGCTTGACCGCTACAATGATGGTGAAAAGGCAATGTTGAAACAGTTGTTCATGGAAGCAAAGGTATCCGTTGCTAAGCAATCTGATTGTAATGGTGATGATTGCGACCAGTGTCCTTATAAGCATGTTTGCGAAGACTTTGCATCAGCAAAGCGTTATTTGGTAGAGATTTTGGAGGGATAATATGGCAAAGAAAGCTAAATTTAAGAATAAGATGCCGACAGTGTGTTCATATAGTCGTAGCATTATTTATCATTGTGAGTATACGGATTGTCCATACCACATTTTGAATTTGCCTACTGATGCTAAAGATTATTATGTAAAACATTATTGCCAGCTTGATTGTAAGAAATTCGATGGTGAGTAATATGACACAATTACCTAATGGAACTAAGACAAAACATATTGTGATTCGATTACCTGGTGAGGCAGTTTCACGTGTTGTAATTGATAAAAATAGCTTATTGTGGCTCGCATATTCATTAGAACGTGAATATGTTTGGCTTCATGGTTATTTGGATGATTATGTTAGTATTCGTTCGTTAAGTTCTGATTTGCTCCGTTCAAAAATTATTGCATATAAAATTGATGGACCCAGGACATTGTCTGTTATTCTCGAAGGTAGTGGCTATAGAAAATGGAGTGAATAATATGGTTATTAAAGCTGAATTTGCCGAGCTTAAGGATATTAGACCTGGCACCTTGATTAGTTATGGTGGTCATTATTATATTAAATCAACTGAAGTTAAAGTAGATAGAGGGTATGTTGTTAAATCAATTTGTTGTGATGTGATTACAGGTGAAATTTGTTACATTGATTTATGTCAAAGTTGTGGCGTATATGAAAATGCAAACATTAAGTTGAGGTGAATAATGTTTATTATATTTTATACTGGTTTAATCGCTGCATATTTTGTATATTGTTCTCAATATGATTGGAGACAGGTAAACACGTTGACAACCGATATTTTATTGTTATTAGGTTTTATAATGTGGTTTTATGTAATATTTGCATAATTAGTGTTAACACATTAGTGTTACAATATATTTAATAGTTGGCGAACTTAAAACGTAGGAGATTTATTATGGCTTTCAAGAAGGGTAACAAAAAGAATGGCAATCGTAATTTCTTTAAGTTTAAGGATGCTGAAGGCAAATGCGCTAAGGTTGAAGAGGGTTTGATTTGGCTGAAGTCCGGTCAGTATCAGACTTGCGGTGTGTCTGTCGCAATTGATGATACGACGACTATTTCCGATTGGTCGCGCACTATTGCTCTGGATGACGTTTATGTTTCTGTTCAGACGAACGCGAATGGTTATCCGACTCTGGTTATTTCGTCTCATCCTGTTGAGGAATAAAGGAGCTTAAATAATGTTCTACCATCAACGTGATTCTCCGGTAAAGGGCCTTTGTTAAATAATTAACAATTGTTAACATAAGGTACACAATATGAGTAAGTTACAAGATACACGAAAAATTGTTCAGAAATATGGACAAGAATATGGCTGGGAATGGTCAAAAGAAACTGGCTTGATAAATAGGGCATCAACTTACGGTCAGTCATTTCTCGATCAGTGGAACATTATCGATGATGCGAAAGAAGGACAAGGGCATGCACGTGAGTTAATTAATGCAATTCAGTATCTATCTAAATATGAACTAAGTGAATCGGCAAGAGCAATTCGTCGTCGTAAAACCAGATTGGCTCCTGTCGAACAATTGTATCAACAGCGCGCACTTGATTTGATTGATAAACAACTTAATCAGTTGAGGACCGAAACAGATGAAACAATGCGAGTTTTGCAGATTCAGAATATTCATCGTGAAGGTTCTGAAAACGCTTTTCGTCAGACTCCTAAACAACGTTCTTCTCGTTCTGGTATTTCCGCTCGTGCTAACCATTCGGTTGTACAGCTGGATAAAGCATTGCATTCAGATGAATTGTTAGTTAAAGCGGAAACAGTTACACTTGATGACTATGAAGCACTAAAAGGGGTTGCACAATATTTTGGAGTAAACCTTGATGAAGTTGCAAAACGTTATAAAGTTGCTGAGGGTGATCCATATAAAGCTCTCGATAAAGCATATATCGAAGTTAGCGAAACTATTCATGATAGTATATCGCAATTAGGACCTGATGAATATGCTGAGTTAATGGCATCGCCGGTTTATGCTAAAATGGTAACGTTGTATGGCATTGATTTTTAATGGATTATGGTAACATTAAAATTTTACAACAACGAATGCGTGAAGTTAAAATTGATTCAAAAAAGAAACGTTCACAGCGTTATGTTCCGACTTCAAATTATCTACTGTCATTTGATATCGAGACTACTTCATGGACCGATTTATATGCGACAATGTATGATTGGACATTAGGTGGCGCTGATTATAATGATTTAGTTTTGTGTAAAAACAATAACGATTTGAAAGAATGCACAACATGTGTGTTCGGTAGAACATGGAACGATTTTGATCTATTATGTAACATTTTGAATGGTACGGCTGAAGATTTAAACGCACGATTTATCATTTTAGTATATAATTTGACGTATGAATGGTCTTATTTGCAAAAGAACATTAACTTTATTCGAGATAATTATAATCCCGAATATCCAACAGTTATTGAAGGTAAACATAGTATAATGTCCGTATTAGCAGGTAATTTAGTTTTTCTTGATGCTACAAGATTATTTGGTCTTGGTTCATTAAAACAAAATGCTGCGAAATACGGTTTTGAAAAATTGGAGTATGATTATGATGTAAAAAGACATTTTGAAACACCGTTGGACGATAAAGAAATTGAGTATAATGAAAACGACGTACTCATCACGCTGGGTGCATGGGCAATGTGTTTATGGAACAATGGATATAAATCTATTGAAGGTGCTCCATATACAAATACTGCAATGATTAAAGACGTTCTGAAACGTAATGAGTCAGTCAATAAAATCGTTGGTATTCGAGAACAATATCGTTCCGACAATAAGAAACGTAAGAATCATATTAAGAAACATAATGTTAGTTTATTCGATGAAGCTTTGGATATAGCAACTGAAGTATTTCCAAAAGAAATGCCGTTGGAAGATGTTGCTAAATTTCTTGAAGCAGCGTTCTCCGGTGGATTTACGCATTGCAATGTTTTTCAACAAGGAAATTTATTTTTTAACGTCGCATCTATGGACTTAGGAAGTGCATATCCTGGTGCTATGATGGCAGCATGGTATCCTAGAAAACTTAAAGTTGTGTTAGACACAAACAAACAGTTTAATAGGTTAATGAAGTATTTGTTATCTAAATATGATTCTCCATTAAAATTAGCTAAAGCTACTCGTGATAAACTCGCAGGATTTGCTGTAGTTACAGTTAAGTTAAAAGATGTATCGATTATAAATCAGGTAAATGGATTCACGTTACCTTTGATGTCGAAACATAAATTATTATCTGTTAGTTCAGATGCATTATTTGATAACGGTAAATTAGTTGAATGTTCAGAATGCGTTATTTCGTGTACAACTATTGATTTATTAACATGGCATTGGTGTTATAATTACAATATAGTTGAATGTACGCAAATGCTAATTGGTTCAGATATTCAACAATTGCCACAATATTGGAGAAATGCTGTTGATTATTGTTATCATGCAAAAACAGTGCTGAAAAATACATTGCGTTTATATCGTGAGAATGGTGATTGGCAATCAGAGTATAGAAAAATTCCTGGTATTAATGATGTTGAAATAAAACACGTTGAAGATATGGAAGAACATGAAGCAGTTTATTATCTCGACATGGTCTTGCATCAACGTAAAGGCGAACTTAATGGTTTGTATGGAATTATGGTCATGCATATCGTTCGTCGTAGTTATCAATATAATGAATACAAGGATATTGTAGAAGGTGAGAATTCAATACGTGAAGCGAAAGACGCGACATGCTATTTATGGGGCATCATAATTACATCTATTGTTCGTCTATGGGAAGTGACTTCTTCAATATATATGGCGGAACACAAATGTTTACCGTTATATTGGGATACAGATTCCGTAAAATTACATGTGCCTGATGATGTAAATATTAAAGTACTTATTGACGATTTCAATAATGAAACTGGTTCTATGGTTGAACAATATCCAGCATTAGGCGCATATGATTATGAGGGTACATATTATGCTTTTAAGTCCTTAGGTTCAAAACGTTATATTGCATGTGAGAAAAACAAGAAAGGTAATTACGAATGGGAATCGACAATTGCAGGACTGCCAAAGAAAGTTTATTCTGAGTTTTTGACACAGATACTAAATAAGAATCTTAAATATACAACGCTTAATAAAGCGATCGAAGCATCGGCATTTTACTTCAAACCAAATATGTATGTTGATGAATCCGCAACGAGTAAATTGATTCCTAAATATGTTGATGTGTCGGAACCTATTAAGTTAGTTTGTACTGATTATTTAGGTAAATCAGTTAATGACGAATTTTGGCCTGGTGCTCGTTTGTCTGGTATACAGTTTGCGATTATGTCGCTTGAATCATGTGAAAATCGTAATTATCAATTGTTATGTAACCGTATGCAAAATAGAATTTCTGATGATTTGGACCCGTTAACGGTCAAGTTTGATTATGATAGAAAGGAGTATACAATCGTTGATGGTGCATTAAATATTCCGGAACTGAAGGTTTATATGTACCAACGTGACGTTAATGTATATGTATGAAATATTATTCTATTGATCGTATTTGGAATTTACATCCAGATTATGGTCTGATTATTGGAGGACGTTCTAATGGTAAGTCGCATGCAACAGCACAACAGTGGATAAAGAATTATCTTAAAACCGGTGCACAATTTGTCCGTATTATTCGATATTTATTTGATATGCAAGGTAAATATGTTGCAAACTATTTCGATGATAATTTATTAGCTTGGCTTGCGAAAGAATACAATAAAGAAATTTGGTATGACGCACCGTGTTATTACATTAACGATATTGGAGCTGATAAAAAGAATAAAGATATTATTGGTTATGTTCTTGCATTAAGTAACGAACAAAAATATAAATCGAATCAATATGACAGAGTTACTATTATCGATGTTGAAGAATTTGCATTGATGGATCCGACACAATATTTACCAATGGAATCAGAAAAGTTTCTGTCGTTAGTTTCTACTATTGTTCGTAGTAGAAAGAATGTTAGTATTTGGTTTGTTGGTAACACAATCAGTAAATATAATCCATATTTTACATTGCTTAATATTAACATTGATAAATTACGACTTAAACCTGGTGATTTGAAAATCATTCAACAGCCAGATTTAGGTTATGATGAGTCGCCGTTGGTTGCTATTGAATTTGCCGAAATGGCATATGAGAATATGAAAGAAATTCCGCGTGTGTTAAAAGTAGGACAGAATGATACAGCAACAAATGGTTTATATGTGACTCCGCCTGATGTATTTTCAAAGGATAACGTCCAATTTGATAAACTTAATAAAACGTTTATTGTACAGATTGGTAACCGCAAATTTAAGTTTAATATTTTTCCGTGTTTTTGCTATTGGGAATTGTGTTATGGCAAAGATAAAGCGTTACGTCCTGATATGTTAGTTAGAACAATGTGTTATGATAAAGGGAGGTATTTTTGGAATGTAGTTGATAAATTAAATAAACGTCCAGATTTGTCAGAAAAAATTCCTACAGAAATGTATTATGATTCTGAGGAAACAAAACAATATGTTTATGAGAATGTAATAAGGAGTTGGAAATATGAGTCCAGAAGTATTTAATAACATTTGTAATAACGTTCATGAGGATGTTGTAAATCTACTTAATAGTAAAGCTAAAGAATATGGGCCTGGTAGTGATAGATTTGAACATAATAAAAAACTTGCGACACTGCTCGGTACGAATCCTATTTTCGCTACGGTTTGTGAAGCGAGTAAACATTATATTACAATTTGTGATATGGCTAAACATCCTGAAGAGTTTACTGTTGGAGAATGGGAAGGTAGAGTATATGATATGATTGCATACCTTTACATTATTATGGGATTGTTTAATGATATATACACCATTTATAATCCGGAGGCGAGAAAATGATCAAATATATTGATAAAGTAATTTACGAAAGCGATAACGTAAATGATTTGTATCGTCTTGTTTGTAATTCCGTCAATGCTATCGGTGATAAAGTAGCAAACACTACTGAATTACGTAATATTACTATGCGCCTTACTGATATGAATAATAATGTTATTTACCCTAGAGCGTCTATTATTTATGCACTTGGCGAGTTAATTTGGTATTTTTCTGGAGATAATCATTTGGATTTTATCAATAAGTTTTCGTCAATTTGGAATCGCCTTTCTGACGATGGAAAGACTTGCAATAGTGCTTATGGATATTTATTGCAAGAAAAGTTTGGATTTAATCAGATTGATACGGTTATTCGTTTATTGAAAATGGATACTGATACGCGCCGTGCCGTATTAAATCTTAATTATGCTAATAAGAGCGTTATTACAACTAAAGACGAACCATGTACCGTTTGTATCCAATTTTTTATTCGTAACAATAAATTACATACTACAGTATACATGCGTTCAAATGATTTGTATACTGGTTTTCCGTATGATATTCTTTTCTTTACCGAATTAACGAAATATATCGCAGCACAGTTAAATATTAAAACTGGTGAATATACGCATATTGTTGGTAGTTTACATTTTTATGATGAAAATAAAAGTAAATTACTTGCCGACGCTGCAATGTCGCAATCAGCGCCTTATAAAATCAATATTATCAATTTGGTAAATAACATTCGGTTTCTTGAGGCATATTGTTGGGGATTTATGAATAAATCAACACGACAGGAATTTCACGATACGCTTATTAAGATTTGTAAAATTAAGAAAATTTTGGAGGATATGTAATATGCACATTAAGATGTATAACTTTGGTGGACAAATGCCTATTCGAGCACATGAATATGATGCTGGTGCTGATGTTTTTCCTAAGGATTCGTTTACTATTGCGCCGCATGAAACTAAAAAGATTCCTCTTGGGATTGGCATTGAAGTACCTGTCGGAATGACGGCATGTATTTTTCCTAGGTCTAGCCTTGGTAGTAAGGGTATTACAACTCATCTCGCACCGATTGACACTGGTTATACCGGTGAAATTCATGCAATCGTGACTAACACTTCCGATCGCGAATACCACATTGGAAAAAATGTTGCAGTTGGCCAGCTTGTTATGTTCCCTGTTGTTCTTCCATATTACACCTTTGACAATATCAATAACAACCGTGGTAATGGCGCATTTGGTTCTACTGGTCATGCAGATGTTGAATGAAATTCATTATTAAGGACTAACAAGTGAAATACTTTCATGTATCTAAAGGGGGGCCCATAGGGCCCCCTATCTGGTATAATAGTATTATAGAACGAGTGAATGATGTATGGTTTACCACGGCGAAGAGTCGTCATGCATATTGTTCCCAAACGTGGAGTTTGGCCTCGTTCTATTATTTTATAAAGAAAGGAGGTATTTCCTATGGAGCTTTATGTTATTGTAGCTGGTTTCATTATTTTCGATATTGTAACCGGTTGCATTAAGGCTTCGTACAGTGGGAGTTTTAATAGTACAATCATGCGCCAGGGAGGTTATCATAAACTATCTGAAATTGTCGCAGTGATTGGTTCTGCATTGCTTGAGTATGCTTGCAAGACTGTAAATCTCGGAATTGATATTCCGCTGTTGAATGTCGTATCGGTTTACATTTGTGCTACTGAGTTGATCAGTATTATTGAAAATCTCAGTGTAGTGAATCCTTCTCTTGAAAAACTTTTTAAGCCATATCTACAGAAATTGAAGGATAAAACAAATAATGAATAAACGACAATATTATGCATTTGATTGCACTCTTCCTAATGTAAATTATGGAAATATTAAAATTTCTGAACATTTTGTATTACGTGAATTCAAATGTAACGACAATTCGCGAATGGTGTTTATTGACTGTGAACTTATTGATGTTCTTGAGGATGTTCGAAATCACTTTGGTAAACCGGTGATTGTTAATTCTGGTTATCGAACCGTTGCATATAATGCAGAACTTAAAGAATCAGCACCAGGTTCACAGCATACACTTGGTAAAGCTGCCGATATTAAAATTTCTGGAATTGAACCAGCTGTAATTTATAATTACCTTTGTAGTAAATATCCTAATAAATTTGGTATTGGTATCTACAACACATTTGTTCATGTTGATGTTCGTGATGTAAAGTCACGTTTTGACAAACGAACAAAATAATCAATGTAATGGAGTGGTTAAAATGGAACTTGCAGATTATAATGCAAAAACTCAGGAAATTCTCGCCCATCTTGATGACCAGGGTGCAGTGACTACAGCACTTGCTGAACTTACCACTGCATTCAATGAGGAAATCGCAGCACGGGCGACTGCCGAGAAAAAGGCAAATGACTTGGAGAAAAAGAACAATAAACTGAAAGAAGACAATATGAATCTTTTTCTTCGTGTAACCGTTCCTGACAAGAATGAACCTGGTCCTATTGTAAGACCGGAAACTGATAACACATCTGTAGATTCGCTCTTTTCTAATGGGCGTCTTAATTTGAAAGGATGATATTTAATGGCAACTGCAACTGATGTTGTTCGCGCTGTTGTGGCATCTAACACCCTGCTTCGCGATAATATTTCGACTGACAATGGTGCTACTCTCCAGTCCATCGGTGGATCGATCCTGGCTTATACGCCTTATATGAACGCTTTTATTGATACGCTGGTAAACCGAATTTTGTTCCAGGAAGTTCATGCTTCGGTTTATGAAAATCCTCTGCGGTTGTTTAAGGGTGCAGCAGTTCCTTATGGCACTGATGTTCAGGATTCCATCGCAAATCCTGCTGTCGCAACTCCTTATGATGCAACAGCAATGAGCGATATCCTAACCCCTCAGAATCCTGATGTAAAGACTGTATATTATCGTCGTAATCGTCAGGACAAGTACGCAGTTACGATTTACGATGAACAGCTTAAGGGCGCATTTGTTGAGCCCGATGCATTTAATCGTTTTGTTCAGATGATTCTGAATACACTTACTTCTGGTGATAATATCGATGAATATGAGCTGATGCGGAGTCTGCTTACCAATGCGCTGAATGATGGTAATATTAACAAAACTGATATTACTAATGGCAATGATCTCAAGGCGTATGCTGAAGATATTATTATCAATGCTCGGAGTAAGTTTCTGCAGTTCCAGTTCCCCAGTACTGCACATAACTGTTATCTGAAAATGGCGACTGCACAGGGTGTACAGAATCCTACTGCTCTGAAGACCTGGACTACTCCTGATCGTATTGCTGTTATTATGCGTGCTGATATTGCAGCTCTTACTGATGTGGACGTTCTGGCAAAGGCATTTAATATGTCTAAAGCAGAATTCCTTGGTCGTCAGGTTATCGTCGATAACTTCGGTAATGGTGACATCGCATCTAAGACTCTGGCTATTGTTTGCGATGAAACTGCAATCCGCACTCACGACAATATGTTTAAGATGGCGAATACTGAATATAATGCCGCTACTCTGAGCCGCAAGTATTATCTCCATCATTGGGAAACTATGGCATACTCGCCGCTTGCCAATGCACATGCATTTGTTGAAGCTTAATTAACCATTTCCACTCCTTTACATGGTAGGTACAAGATTAACATCATGTACTGAGGGACTTAGGGATAGGGGTAATAAAGGAGATAAAATATGTTCACACCAAATACAAACTTAAGATTACTTTCTACACCATTGGAAAGCGATTATTCAAACACTCTTTATTTTGCAAATGTTGCCGCTCAGGCGGCATACTTTACTGGTAAGACAGTTAAAGTGATTAGCGATTTTAATTACATCAAGAAAGATAATTCGATCGCTATTAACGAACATATCGATTCGTTATATAATTGCAATTATGTAATGTATCAAAATTCTAATTTTACCAATAAATGGTTTTATGCCTTTATTGTTCGAATGGAATGGCTTAGTAATAATAGTACTCGTATTTATCTTGCTACTGATGTAATTCAAACTTGGTTCTTTGATATTACTTATTACCAAAGTTATATTGATAGATGTCATTCCGATACTGATATTGTTGGTGACAATATTGTACCAGAAGATTTTACTGGCGCTGGACGTGGCGGTTATGATCAAGCAGGTAGTCAAGATTTAACTCCTAATTGGGTAACAGTTTTCGCAACAACCGACCCAGATGGTACGCCGCTTCCTCCTACGGACCTTTCGGGTATTGTCTCTGGAACCGGTGCCGCATGGCGTCATCAATATAATAATGCAACTCTTACATCTTTGTTAAATCAATATGTAAAAAATGGTACAGCAACAGCAGTTGCAAAAATTCAACAGTGGCCTGCCGCTAATCATTCTGCTACATTTTCTTTTGCAAAACATCCGTCTACTATTAACGGATATTCTCCAAAAAATAAAAAGTTATTATCTGGTGCGTTTATTTCTTGTTATATGGCTATGTTTGGCCAAGAACTTGAATTTAATCCAGAATATATCACTGGAAATAGCGTATCGGCACAAATTATTGTTGATGATACAAGTGGTTCAGTCGGTTGTGTTGTTACGAACTATGCTAATTCAAACATCGCAAATTTTTCACTTGTAGCTGTAATCCCAGAAAGTTCTTGGGCATATAATCAATATAAAAATGATTATAATTTGCATAGTGGAAGCAATGCAATTTACCAAGAACGAATGCGATATCAGCGGAATCTTAATGCTGCGAATGCTAATGTTGGTGCTGTACAAGGAATTGCATCTACAATTGCTGGTGTAGCTGATACAATCAATCCAGTTACATGGGCGTTGGGTAAAGGGCGTCAGGCAACTAGTAGTGTTGTTGAAGGTGCACAACAAACATATAATCAAGGCGCTATTGCTGGATGGTATGAAAAAGGCGTTGATGAAATCAGCCAAGACCTTGCTGCCATTACTGAAAGTTATAATGCACCAGCAACTGGTTCTGTAGCGGCATCAAACATTTATGTTGCAGGAAAGAAAACAACTCTTTCTTATGGTTATAAGGTTCCGCCTCGTGATATTATAAAACGGTGCGATGATTATCTTACCGTTTATGGTTATAAACAGAGTACTTATAAGGTGCCAAATCTTCACGCACGTCTTAATTGGACATATATTCGTACATTGGGTTTACGTGCATCTGGTAATTTTCCTGATGAAGATATGGATTTGATTAAACGTATTTTTGATAAAGGCATTTTCTTTTGGTCTAGTACTGCAGTTTTCGGTAACTTTGACCAATTAAATCCTATTGTATAAGGAAGTGATTTAATGGCAGCGACACCGGAAGATAATCTTACAGGTTTTCGAAATACATTACAAACAAACAACAATTGTTATACTGCCATTAAAGTTCAATATACTGGTTCTTGGATGGATGATATCAACAGCATCTCAAAACTTGTTGGTATTTCTGTTTCAACATTACTTCAATTGAATCCATGGTTAATCAGTAATAAATTTGTAGCAAATGATCATGATTACGTAATTATTCAAATTAGTCAAGGTTCGTCTTCAGTAAGCGGAAATAATCAGAATACTGTTGTAGATGGTTATTATGCAACAAACTCGTGGGTATTTCCTCTTGGTGTTGGTAGTTGGTATTGTTCAACTGGTTATAAAAATTCACATAAAGCACTTGATTTAACAACAGGAACTCCGGGACAAATTCAAGGCGCCCCAATTTATGCAGCAAAAGCTGGTACAGTTGTTCAAAGTTATAAATCGGATTCATGGGGCAATACAATTCTTATCCGTCATGATGATACAAAAGATTCTGCTGGAAATTGCTATTACACACGCTATGCTCACATGGAAGCACTTGCTAGTCAAGCAGTTGGCTCGAAAGTAAGTCAAGGCGATAAAATTGGTAATGTAGGTAATACTGGTAGGTCTACTGGTTATCATTTACATTTTCAAATTTATTTTACAAGTGCAACAAGAACTGATTATACAAATTTTAATGCAGCAGCTGACTTTTCTGTAAATCCGAACAATATTTCCGATTTTCCCGGTATTCCTTGGAACGAAGGAAAATACACAACTGTAAATTATACAAAATCAACACTCGTCACTAATGATATGCTTGAAACAATCAATAAAGCAATCACTGGTGATGCAACAAAAAATGAAATTGATAAGGTTATTAACGATTTAACAAACGCTATCGTTAACGATAAGGGTGTTGAACCTAATAGTAACCTTGCAAAAATCATCAAAGATTTTGTTAATTCGCAAATCAATAGTATAATTGATAATGGTTTACAGTCAGTTAATGATTTACTTAATGGCGGCAATTTCGAACAAGTTTGGAATAACTTTGCTCAAACAGTTGTTGATAATGCTATTAACTATGTTTCTAACAAAATTAACGGCATAATTCAGCAAGCTATTGATGGTGTAATTTCAATAGCTGACCAACAAGTTACTAAAGCCAAAGGTAGTCTTAAAGATTGGATTTTCCAAACTACTCATCTCGACCCAAATAGTGATACAGCACAAGCACTTGGCACATATCTCGATGGATATGTTGATGCAATTATTACGAATGGATGGTCAGCACTTAGAACTGCTATTTCAACTGGCGATGTCAAAAGTGCAGCGAGTGTTTTTCTAACCCAAACAAAAAACTTATCAATTGATTATCTTGCCAATATCACAATGCATGGTTTGGCGACCGCAATTACTGCATATGTACCAACCATAATAGATAATCCCGAAGTCGCAAACGTTGCTACATCGTTAGCAATTGGTATTTCAAATACCTTAATTCAATCAGTCGGACAGGTTATTAAAGGAGACATTTCACTCGAACAGGCCGGAAAGAATGTTATCGCAAGCCTTGTTACAACTGGAGTTTCTGTAGGTATTAAATACGCTACGCCAGTTATATCAAATTGGGTCATGACTGGATTAACAACTTTACTCGAAGCTGCCGGTATTACATTAGGTGGAGCAACTGGTGGTGTATCAATAATAGTAACATCTGTTGTAAGTACTATTTTAAATTGGGTAGGAAACAAACTATTAGGTTGGCTATTTAGTTAAGGAGTTGATATAATGTACAAATACGATAATGAACTGGCTGAAAAGAATCTTGCAAATGTTTCTTATGCAGTTTATTATTCTAAATTGAAAAATCTCGCATGTACTATGTTTAAATGGAAAAATCTTCCTAAAACTGTAAATGAACGATTCCTTGAAGATTGTTTATTTAGATACGGTTATGCAGTATTTTTTGAAGCAGATATGGGACTTATGGCACTTCAGGCGACTCTTGAAGGTGTGAATTTCTATGATGAACCTGTAAACATTCGTCCTATTTCTCCGGTCACTACGTTCCCGCGAATTCCATTTAATAGTTGCGTTCTTATTAGAAATACTCCTGACATGTATCCGACTATCATTACAACTCTTAAATACACGCAAGAATTGTATGATATCGACATGGCGCGAGACGTTAACATTAAAGCACAAAAAACACCAATCCTTATCCTTACAGATTTGAAACAAAAACAAACTGTACAAGCTATTTATCAAAAATATAATGGTAATACACCTGTTATTTTTGGTAATAAAGATTCTTATGACCCTAATAGTTTTCGTGTTCTTAAAACTGATGCACCGTTTGTAGCCGGACAGCTTCAGGATATTAAAACAACTATCTATAATGAATATCTATCTATTCTCGGTATCGGCATTACAGAATTTAAGCGCGAACGCTCTATTACTGCAGAATCTGAACAATATACAATTCAAGCAAATGCTTTAGCGAACATTGGTCTTAGTCAACGAAAAGCAGCTTGCGAAAAAATCAATACTCTATTCCCGCATCTTTTGGATGCTCCCGTTGACGTTGAACTTGCAGCAAATGTTGAAATCGGTGACTCCAAATTTAACTCTCGTAATGCATCTATCAACTATACTTATGGCGGTAAAGAAGGTGGTAACTAATGGCTGTATACACAATTGAACTTGATTCACTAATTAAGTCAGGTTATGATATTGGACTCGCAGATTATCCACTTCCTAATTTCCTTAAAACCGATGATGAAAAGAATGCATGGCGCAATGCACTGAATAAGAAAATTATTGCACACTATCGTTTTAATGAAATTTGTTGTACTCCGCCTGATAGATTCAAACATTTTCTTAACACCACTATAAATGAAATTATGCCACTTAAGAACCTTATGTATCAGGCTCTTAATGGTGAATGGGAATTTAATACCGGTACTACTCTTACTGAAATTATCGCTGATACTAGTGCAAATAAGCGCACGGGTAGTGATATTACTAGTACTGTAAATAGTGGTAGTAATACTAGCAACAATTATAATCTTGAAGTCAGTTCTGCCACTCCAGGTCAAATGCTTAATATTGAAACTGACATCGCTAATAATACTTACGCAGATGCAGCTTCTAAAAATAAAGCAAATAGTACTGAAACATCTACGAGTAATGGTAATACAACTACTACATACAACACCAATATTGATGATACTTATGGACGTAATCGTACTGTAACTGGTCTTAATGGAAAATCTTACATTGAACTTTTTAAGCAATATTCTGAAGCAATGAAAAATATTGATATGGAAGTTATTGCCGAACTGGCACCCTGTTTTATGGGCGTCTTTTAATAAAATGGAGGTATTCATATGAGTAAATTCATTAGTTCCGCCGATACGAACATTACTGTTACTGGTGATGCAAGTTACACTATCAATGACATTCTGTTTATTAACACTGTCATTACGGCAAAAGGCATTGTCGCAGCAAATAATAATGTATTATACATTAACGTACCTAAGCTCGGTAATAAGGCTGAAATCGGTTGGTTCGATACTGAATCTAACCATTCCGCTACCGCTGCAGCAACTGTAAAGTCTAACACTGATGATACTGGTACTATCACTGTTAATAGTATTACGTTCGACGCCGCTACTGTTGTTGGACAGGAATATGTTGTCGAAGGCTGGGTGAAACTCGCATGATTGACAACGAAAATGGTTTTGAAAATCTTGAAAAATCCGATTGGGAACAGCTTATTGATTCTTTCGTAACTATTCTCAAACTGATTAAGAAAATTATTGGAACAACTACGGCTGCTTGTATTAGTTTCTTCCGTAAAAATTAAGCAGAGGGTGGGATGGTGGGTATAATATTTAAGGAGGCACATTATGGCAAATAAACCTGGCGAAGCAGATTTCTTCCCTGATGTTCCTGAATTTCCTAGTATGGGTACATTCCAGCCCATTTATAGTAAGTTTGATTTAACGACTTACATTCAGGGCGCAAGTGACTATGAGATTATGGCTTTTTTGGTGGGTAAGTATAATGCCTGTCTGGAAGCGTATGGTAATATCACTAAACTGAGTACCGATACAATTACTGCATGCAAGCAGTTGCAGGACTGGATTAACAGTTGGTTCACTAATCTGGATGTACAGGAAGAAATTAACAAGAAGCTGGACACCATGGTACAGGATGGTAGTTTCGGCACACTTCTGCATCAGGCATTCGATACACAAATTAACAAGCAGACCACTAGTGCAGTGACGGCTTGGCTGGTGGCTAATGTTACGCCGACTGGTAGTGCAGTTGTAGTGGATAAGTCGCTGTCTATTGAAGGCGCAGCAGCAGATGCAAAAATTACTGGCGATGAAATTAAAAACGTGAGAGCTGTAATGAATGATGTAAGCGACCTCTCTGCAACAAAATACACAGGTATAGAATTAAAGATTTTAACAAATCTTGTTACTAATTCAATCAGCGGTAACGACTTCAAAATTTATATGCCAAATAGACTAAACTATCAGGATATTCCGCTAGTAGCAAATTCTTACAACGGTGTTCACAAAATTACGCACGCAAACAACGGCATTAAAATTGAACGGAGTATCATTAACAGCCCAGCCGTTTGTGCTGTTGAATATGAATACACTTGTGAATTTAGTGGCATCCTATGGTTTTCGTGTTTAGCACAAGGTGAAAATATAAAAGACGTCAGTGTCTTAGTAAAAAATTCCACTACAAATGAAAGCGAGCACTTATACGGCAACGGGAGGCTCTTTTGCTATTTACAAGTATCTAAAAATGATACCATTCATATTCGTTTTTACACTGATATCAACAACACCGTAACTAGTAATGTTATTACTTACACCAATATTATGCTTCAATATGGTGCACTGACTGCGTTTGCGCCGTATTCGCCAATTATTAAAACATTAAATCTGCCAAAACCAACTGAATCCTATTCAACACAAGATACAGCAATAGAAGGTAAATATAGAATTACAATTCCGTTTGAATCAATCGCACCAGATTACGACACCAGTTGCTTACCTGCTAATAACGATTCTAAAGCTAATATCTCGTGTAGCAATTTTAATGTAATACCTTACAACGATACATTTAATAACATTGATGGCATCGGTCTAAGTTCTAATGGGCTACTTTCAATCTATCAAAACGGAAACGGTAGGGATGAATTTGCATATTGGCTTAGAACAAACGATGTTGAAATCACCTACTTTGCCAAATATTCTACTAAATTACCTGTTGTTTTAGCCGCCACTAGCGTCATTACCTCAGACAGCGGTGTAGAGCTTACAGGTTTCTCAAGAAAAAAGAAAAACGCTGAAATCAACGTTGTATGCTTTGGTGATTCAATTACAGGACTGTTTGCACATGGAAGTGATTATCCGGCAATGATTGGTATGAAAGATGATAATATCAGTGCAAAAAATGTTGGATTTAGCGGAACGTGCATTTCAAATCATAGTGACCCTAACTACAATGCTTTTTCGTTTAATAAGCTAGTAGATTCAGTTGTAAGCAACGACTGGGCGGTGCAAGAATCCGCAATCAGTCATATTACTTCCAATAATTATAGAGAGAATCTTGATACTCTTAAAAGCATTGACTTTAACAATGTTGAGTATGTTAGTGTACTATATGGCACTAACGACTGGGCATTTAACCACACATTAAGTACGTTTAAAGACGATTACATCTCAGCGCTGCAAAAATTGCAAGAAAAATTCCCAAATATTCGACTGCTGCTGATTACACCGTATTGGAGAAGCACAGAAGCTTACCCTGACAGTGACACTACTCCTAATAATAATGGTGTATACTTGTATGAGTTCTGTAATACAATTACTGACGCTGTTGCTAAAAAATTTAATGTACCTTATGTAAATTTGTACAAAACACTTGGTGCAAACACTTATACTAACAGATACTTTACGCAAGATGGTACACACCCTACGTTCAGAACCAGAGAGAAAATTGCTGATAACATTATCAGTATTATTAACAACTAATATGCGCGCCACTTCTAGCTATGGAAGTGGCGCCTTATTATACCTCCATGTGTCTCTGCTTGTACTCATTGTGCACAACATGAGCTATTTTCAATGAACAACATTATGTTCATTCTTGTACACAACGTTGTGTTCATTCTTGTATACAACAGTTCTTTTCCTCTTGAATCATGTGCTCATCATTGTATGCAACATTATGTACGTCATTGTACTCATCATCCTGCACATTATTGTGTTCATTGTACGCAACGTTGTGTTCATTCTTGTATACAACAGTTCTTTTCCTCTTGAATCATGTGCTCATCATTGTATGCAACATTATGTACGTCATTGTACGCAACGT